GTTAGAGGCCACTTTGCTGCCAAAGAAAGGGATGAATTTTTTGATGAAGTATATGGGGAAGTCCTAGTAGACTTCTTTGTTGAATGGCTCAAGACGGAGTCACATGAAACAAAATCTCGAGAGTTTCTCTACGCTTCTGCAATGGCACTAGGTAGTGTTAAGCAGAAAATGACCGACTTCGAGATGTACGGTAAAAATGTACCGCACCTTATGGAGGACAACGATGACAGTTCGGAAAATTAATCACGAAGAACTAGTAAAGAATTATGATACAATGATTGAAACGCTTGAGTATGACTCAATGCGTAGCGCTGGTAAAGCAAAACTTAATGCAGAGGTATTAGTTAGCTTACACAATTTGCGCGATCGTTATTCAAAAAAGATTAAAGCTCACCCCGTTAAAAAGGAGGTAAGTAATAATGGATAATCCAGAAGCACAAAAAGACTCTACCCAATTGGATGATTCTAATGCAATGGAACAAAGTCAAACTGAAGAGGCATTGCTGGCTGACATCATACGAAATTCTGATTTCGTTGATACTCTACCCGATGAGCAAGTACCACAGTTAGACGCGGAAGAATCTGATGACGAAGACCCAAAAGAATCAGAAGAAGCCGATAACGTAGATGATGAAGAAGAAGTAGAGACAGAAGAAGAAGAAGCAACGGATGCGGATGACGAGTCTACCCAAGAAGCCGATGTATATACTACTGATGATCTCGACTTAGAAGCGCAAGTACTCGTAAAAATAGATGGCGAGGATGTTGCAGTTTCTTTTAGTGATCTTATAAAAGGTTACTCTACCGAACAACATCTTTCTAACGAGGGTCGTAAACTTGGTGATGCACGTAAAGAAATGGAGGCCGAATACAATGGAAAAGTTCAAGAACTTAGCAACATGGCTAAGGCTTCCGCAACAATGCTTTATAGTGCTGAAGAACAGCTTTCTAAAGAATACCATGATCTTGAAAGAAAAATTAACACTGCTCGTGAAGAAGGTGATACCTATCAAGTTAATGAACTTAAAGACCAACGTGAACAAGTTCAAAAACAATATTGGAATGCACGTAATCAACGCGAAGGAATGGTTGAAGCAGTTCAAAAACAAGCTGAAGATCAAACTGCTAAAGCTTGGCAAGAACAGCTAAAACATTTTCAAGAAACAATACCTACTATGATTCCTGATTTTAATGAAGAAACAGCATTAGCTATCAGAGAATTTGCAGAAGAAAAAGGCATACCTAGCGAATTGTTAGATACCGTTGCTGATCCTGTACTCATCAAATTTGTTGATGATTTTAGGCGTTTAGAGCAAGGAGTATCTACAGGCAAAGCTAAACGTAAAGCAACTTCTGTTAAAAAAGCGCCATTAAGAAAAGCAAGAACTAAATCTCAAAAGAAAATTGAGGCAAGTGAAGCTTTAAGACAACGTGCGCTTAGTGGGGAAGGTAGTGAAGAAGATCAAAAGGCATTTCTGAGGAGTATGGCTGAACGCTCATTAAACATATAACCTTGGAGGTTTAAGACTATGGCTAACAATCTTGGTGTTCGCGGCAGTGGAGGTCCACAAGGACCAGCTCGCGGAACTGGCAAAGATGTCTCACAGCGTGAGGATCTTGCAAACTTTATCACGATGATTACTCGTGATGAAACCCCTTTCACTTCATCGATCGGTAAAGCAAAAGCTACCGCCATTTATCACGAATGGCAAACCGATCAACTAGAAGCTCCCGGTAATTCACGAATTGGTGAAGGTACAGACTGGATTGCGCCTGACGCAACTGGTTCTGGCGGTACAGGTGCAACACCTGCTACGGGTGCTAAATATGCTATCACTGGTCCTAACCGTACACGTTTGGGTAACTATACTCAAATCAACGGTAAGACAATCGCTGTATCAGGCACACGTCGTGCAGTAGATCAAGCTGGTGTAGCTGACGAATATGCTTATCAGTTGAAAAAGCGTGGAACTGAACTACGGCGTGATGTTGAATTCGATATGGTTCACTCATATAACGTAGCAAATGCTGTTGGCGTACAAAACGCTAATGCACGCTCAGCTGGTGGATACCAGTCTTTTATTAACTCAGCATCTACTTGTAACTTTGTAGGTGAGTTCGAAGCTCCTTCAGCCTCTAGCTCTAATGCTGGTACTGATGCACAAGGTACAGACACTGTACGTGGATCAATCAACGGTGGTACTACTGCTCCTGCACGCGGAACTCTTGCATTGACAGACATTGACGCTGTTATGCAAAAGATTTATGAGCAAGGTGGTAAGGCTAGTAAAGTTATGTTGTCACCAAAACTTCGCCGTGACTTTTCTGATTTGATGGTTTCGGATACTGGTGTTGTACGTAATATTGACGCAGGTGGAAAACTTCGCCAGTCAGTAGACGTATATATGTCAGACTTTGGTGATGTGATGGTAGTCCCTAACTACATCATGGGTCTCTCTAATTCTGTTGCACTTAAAGGCGACAACGGAACTGCTTACTCAGGCGCTGGTATTCCAGACGTTGCTGACTTTGCAGCATTGATCTATGATCCAATGTGGTTTGCTACTGCATATCTACGTCCTTTGACAGAAGTCGATGTAGGTCAGCAGGGCGATTCAACCAAAGGAATGATGGTTGAAGAATGTACTCTTGAAGTACGTAACCCTCTTGGTTGTGGCGCTATCTACGGCCTAAACTAGGTTAACTTAGGGGGAGTCTTAACAGGCTTCCCCTTTTTTATTATGTACGGGAGATAATAATTATGGCATATTCTGATAGTGACCCTAACCATCCAATGAATCAAGAAGGTACAAACAATAAACTTCCAGATGGTTTTGAGTTTAAAGAAGATAGAAAAAAGAAAAAGAAGAAAAAAGTACCACCAGTACAACACGCGGCTGGTGGAAAGAAAATGAAAATGGCTAGTTACTATTCTGGCGGTGGTACTGTATTTACAGGGAGATAGATATGAAAATTAAATCAGGTGATACACTATCACAAATTGCTAAAGATAAAGGAATATCTCTTAAAGCATTGCTTGGAGCTAATCCAAAAATTAAAAATGCTAATAGTATTCGAGTAGGTCAAACCATTAATATTCCAAGTGCAAAAAAGATGGCTGGTGCTGCGTCAGATAATCCATACAAAGGAATGACCCGTACACAGATGAATATGATGGATCATACAAACAAAAATGAAAAAGCACAGCAATCCGCTACTCGCGGTATGCAAACACAGGTTAAACAAGGTGGTAGTCAAACTACTCCTACTAAGAAAAATAAAAATACTGGAAGTAGCATGAATATGTCTAAGTTTGAAGAAGAAAAAAAGAAAATGCTTGCTGCTAAAAATAAGAAAAAGTACGGTAGTAAGGGGTAAAGGTCATGACTGAAGATGAGAAAAGAGATGCGGCAAATAGGCAAGCAATGCAAGCAAGACGTAACAGTCTTAAACCAAAAGGTAGCAAAGCTGAAACAGCAATAACTAATGCTAAAACAGCTACAGATAGTGGTCCTTTATCTGCTGAATGGGCAAAATTAAAAGCGCTTCTAAACCCTACCGCAGAAGATGATGCCGCTAGAGATGCGGCAAATAGAGCAGCAGTTGCAAAAACAAGAGAGTTAGTTGTACCTGAAGATGGAGAAGCAGAAAAACGAATTAAAATGGCATTGCCAAAGCCGAATCCACGGCGCGGCGGTATGCCTCTTCCAATGTCAAAGCCGCAACGAGGAGGAAGGATTCCAAATGCAGTAGATGATTGGCAAAGTCATAGAGGATGGAATATTCCGGGAATGCTGGACACTGATGGTAATCCTATCACTAGAAACGAGGTTAGGAGTATTACGCCTGCCAGTGATCGTCAACACGCAATTCCTAATTGGGGCTATACATCGAATTCCGCAGGGCAAGCTATGGATCCAAAACAAATGACAGCACGCGGTGCAGCAGTAAGGAATTATGGTGAAACGCCAAGACCTAGAGAATATTCTAGCTTTGGAGAATTTTTAAAAACAATGGGATTAGGAAAATAGGAGGTAATAATGCTAGTTATCAGAACAGCAAACGGGAACATTTACCCCGCAGACAGAGCCGTATGGAGAGTTGCAGCAGTCGCAACTGGCGGTTATAAGTTAACACATTTCACAGCAAATGCAGGTTCAGTAGCAACTAATGCTAATCCTGCAACAGCTACAGCTGGTGATGAGTTAGGATATATAGGAAAATCAGGTCGATTCGTAGCGTATACAGAACCTGCCTAATTAAGTGAGAG